ATCCTCGGCAGTTGCATCCCCACCTTTTTGTCTAGATTAGCATCGCCCGAGATCCTAGTCATAAATTTTTGTTTCGGACCGTATGCTAAGGGAACTTTTAATGTTTCGACAAATTCATCAGAAGCATTCTTACGCTTTAAATAGATGTCGTTAAAAATGGTTCCAAATATAGAAACATATTTTCTTGTTAATCCGTGATACCAATATTGTCCTAACATTAAAAACTTCCTTCACTAAATGGATTTCCTTCACTAAAATCTATAATGCCATCTGCTGTCGTCTGTATTGTTTTATTATTAGCAGTACTGTCACCTGCAAACTCCGTTGCAGTTGCACCTAAATTAGCTGTCGTGCCTGAAGTGCCACCTGTAATTTGTTCCGTTGCACTAAAAGTACCAACAATATTTGTTAACCTTATAATACTATCTGAACCTGAAGTTGATGTTTGTAATACTACTGCCGTTGCTCCTGAAAGAGTTCCTGTAACAGTTTCATCAGTTGTAAAAACACCCGAATTAGCGGAATATACATATTCTACTGAATAAGCATTTTCAACTTCTACTTTATCTATTGCTGCTATACCTGTATCAATATCTTCATCACTATACTCAAACAATTCACAAGATAAATCATAAACAGGAAGTTTTCCCATTTGATAAAAGACAGCCTGGTGCTCAACAAATTGTATTTCAAATAACTTACTTGTTAGAGGCATCCAAATTAAATCGCCTTCTAAAGGTCTATCAGATATTCCTTGTCCATCCCAAGTACGTCTTGCAACAGTAAATGTTATTTGTTCTCTGATTTCTAATCCAAATCTACCAACAAATGCACCTTCGCCTTCAAATCCATCAGTATTCTTAATATACATTTCTATAGGATAAGCTGATTCAAAAGATGAAGTTGGATCTTCACCATATATGTTATCTACGTTATTTTTTGTTCTGGGCAAATAAGATACATCATGTCCAAAAATTTGAATAGACTCCACCATTAAATCTTGAAGAAGATTTTGTTCATTATTATGATCAAATTTTTGAAAATAATTACTCGTCGGCATCGTCAGCCTTTTCGTCTGTTATTCTGATCCTGAGAATTGATTTTCCATTAATAGTAATATCACCCTTTTCATTTTTTCCGATATCTTTTACTTCTATTCTTCTATTTTTAAATTTCCCACCGAGAACAATATCTCCAACTTCTATGGGCAAATTGATATCTTCATCAATATATTCTTGAAACGTTTTCATCCAGCAATTTCCGAATGTTTGGTATATTTTGCAATTAATTCAGCTTGTTCTTGAGTAGATAAACCTAATTTTTTCCACTTATCTTTTTTATCCTTCAAAGCTTTTGATCTAATATCAGCTTGTTGAGGTGCCGGTTTTTTCTTTTCTGGTTCCGCACACTTCGCTGCAAGAGCTGGACTTTTAACTCCGCCGGGCACATTACAGAATTCAGGTTTTTCTATAAAAGTTTTAAATTTTTTCATTTTATCCTACCATAAAGTCGTCAGGTAATTGATACTTCGTAAAGATTTCATCATCCAACATTTGTAATTCAGTTGTTGCATCATCAAAAATTTGTCTACCATTTAATGTAGTGCCACCGGGTAATTGCATACCTTCATATTTTAATAGATTAGATCCCCATTGTCTTTTAAATAATGAAGATATATATTTTTTTAGCCAAAGATCATTATATGCATCGGTCAATTCTTCTGGGTCTACGGATTTATAACATTCAAATAATAAGTATTTTCCAACAACCAATTCTTTATCCCAATCAACATCAAGATAAACTTTATCTGTATGTCTATTAAATCTGAAAGAAGGAGATTGATTAAATAAATTTTCTATTAAACTCAAGTGTTGCATAGCCATAGTATATCCTGAAAGCTGCTGTTTACTCAAATCAAATATATCATTTAATCTTAATTGATATCTCACATCAAACATATTAATGTTTCCTGTTGTTGAATCAATAGGATGTACTTTGATTATACTTATAGTTGATTCCCCAACGGTAATATATTCGTTAGTAATATCATCTGATGTAACTTGATGTTTTAAATAAATTTTTTCCGACCCATCATAATGATAGTCATTCCAGACTTGTAAAGCTTCGTCAATGCGATCTTCTAATTGATCGTCATCAACATTAACTTCTATAACTGGGTGACCTAAACTTCTGAGGCAGTATTGTTTTAATTGTTCGCGAGTTTGCGGTTTTGCCATGGTTCATATCCTACAATACATTTTCTGTCTACATATATTGTATTTATCTCCATGGAGGTCCTGAGATCCACGCCACTAAAGAATAACGTGTATTTGAGGTTATTGGGAGGACTCTATGCTCTAAGAAACTAGGAAATACTATTATATTTCCAGGCTCTATAGGTATTTTTCTTGTTTTTGCATTTTCACTTGGGGATAATTTAATTTCAAATTCACCACCTTCAAATTCACCAATATTTAAAGGCATTGCCATACTTAATTTTCTTATACTATGTGTTTTTATATGTGTATTCAGTAAATCATCATCTGCATGCCATTCATAAAAATCATCTTTTTGATATCTAGTAAATTGAATATTTACAGTAGAATAATCTAAATCAAATCCATAATTTTTATTTTCTGTAGTAAATATCTCTTTAACTTTAAAAATAATAACTTTTTTAAAATCAGTTAATTCTAATCTCCAAATATCAAAAAGATGAACATCTGATTTTCTTTTTTCGTTTTTATTTCCACCTACAGTCGTTCCTTCTTCAACTAAAGGTTCAAATTCTTTAATAATCTTATCTTTATTCTTTTTAAACCATCCACTTTGAATTCTTATATAAGGGGATTTCTTATCGAGGACCATATTTTACACCTGAAGGGCTTGTTTCAAGTTCACTTATTAATTCATCACTTAATTCATAATTGATAATACTATCTTTAGTATTCTCCCACCACTTAGATTCATATTTTAAATCAGTATCACTTATAAAGCAACCCGGACTCCAAGATGTTAAATTGAAGTCATCCTCTAACATTTCGTTGGACATTGGATTATTATGAATAACAAAAGCAAGGGTTGCTCTTAAACAATTTGATCCTGCAGCATGCCATGTATATCCTTCCTTTTCAGATTGACCATGACTAAACCAATCAAATGATTTTATATTCCAACCTTTGTGATCAGGTATATCAAAAGAGAATCCTTTTGTATGATTCTTATATCTTAAAACACCTTCACCTTTTTGAGACCAAGTAAATAATAAATTTCTACCCGGAACATCTGCATTAGTATGCCACCCAACATAGCCACCTGGAGGATATATTGCACTGAGAGCCTGTTTTCTTGCTCCTATTCTTTTTCCTAAAGCAGTTGCCAGGTCTGCTACTTTTGTATTACGTTTTCTTTGTTTTAAATCTAATAGAAGATCTACTATTTTTTGATGCCAAGGAGGTCCTGGCCTAACTGTTTTTCTAAATGTACTTAAATAATTATCTGAAATGACAGCATTCATTTCAGGTTTATTTTGACGCCCTGGTCGAAGTTTCATTGCATCTAAATCTAAACCGTCTAAATATTCACCAAGTTCTTCTAAAATATTTAAAATATCTGGATCATTACAAAAATTAGTAATATGTTCTGTATGTTTCATACTCTTCCATTTTGATATTGACTTTTAAATAATAAACACGAATAATCGCGAAATACTATATCTTCTGGTTTCATATTTTCCCTATCATGATGGTATCCAATAATCCAATTCCACCTTGAATCACTTCCATCATTCCAATCATCTGTTTCAGGTGTACAGGGTGGATCGCCGCCATAAACCCAATGCCATTTTATATCAGGTCTATACCATGGATCATCTTGTCTAATAGCGCCCATCATTAAATGTAAAGGAAACTGATCCCATCCTCTGGTTTCCCAATAAGGATATTTGCCATTCCATCTTTCGTCCCATTCTGCTACTTGATTCTTTTTCCAACACCAATTTTCCCACCATTGTTCCATAAAAGAAATCATTTTATCTGATTTTCTATATAAGCACATTCCACCATGTGGGACTTTTAATTGTTTTTTATCCCACCAAACCATAGCTGCGGCATATGTTCTAATTTTAGTCCACGCCATATCATATCCATCTTTTAAACCTTTAAAAATTAAAGGTGCATCCGGATGAACACATACCATATCAGAATCTAAATAACATGTAATATCGAAAGGAGTATCTTTTAATGCTAGTAATTTAGCGCGATTAGAACTAGGCATACCTCCATGGACTTCATCAAAAATATGATTTCCAGGACAATCTACCCATTTATCTTCTGTGAAAAGTATTACCGGATGTTCAGGTGCAAATTCTTTTAAACTATCAGCTAACTGTTGTGCAGCAGTGTGATACGGTTTATGGTTAGTAGCTACTAATAAAAAACCTTCATCAGTTCTCATCCTTAGGAACCTCATTAGCAACTTCTTCAATTGTTCCAGAAGTTTCTTTTACTTCTGGTGTTTCATCTAAAAGGTCTTCTGCTTTTAAGGTTACCCTGATAATAGATAGAGTAATGAGTGAAGCAACTAACGCAGAAATTTCTGTTAATGATTTAGATTTTCTAATACGAGATCTTAAATCTCGATTTTCACTGTCTCTAACTTCTGGTATTTCAAAAGCTTCTAATTTTGCACGAAAAAGAGATTCTAATTCATCAGCTGCTTTTTTCCTTTCAACTGCTTGTTTGTCTTCTCTTTTTTGAATTTGTTTTTGATGATCAGGCCTTGGCCCGTGGGCTTCTCTTTGAGCACGATGTGCATCTGTAAAAGAGTCTACTTGTTCGGTAGTGAATTTAAAAAAGAAATCTTTCCATTCTTTTGTTCCTTCTTCTGCTTGTCCGGAATATCGAGATTTATCTTCTCGTTCATATAAAATGGAAACTTCTTGTTTATCACCAGAGCGCCATAGTCCTTCAATCATTGTATCGTGACTCCACTCGGTGGATTCAGCGACTTCTGCAGTTTCTGCCATAATTCCTCTTCATAATATGTTATTAGTTATATTTAGGCGTGTCTTTTCCAAAGACTATAATTTTGTGTTTCTAAAGTAGAAAATACCGTTACTCCAGTATATTGATTACTATAGAATCCAGCATATTGTCCAGAATATATTCCACCATATTGATTACTATAAATTCCAATAAAGCCAGCCGAAAATATGCCTGAATACGTTCCAGAATAAGTGCCTGAATACGTTCCAGAATAAGTGCCTGAATAAGTTCCAGAGTATGTAGGACCTTCTGAGGAAGTCCGTGGGTTTGGAGACTCAGCCATAGATCCATAAGTTTGAGTGTATCCACCGGCGTAACCACCAGCATATCCACCAGCATATCCACCAGCATATCCACCAGCATATCCACCTTGAAATCCGGATGAATAAATGCCTTCATATCCTAATGAATAAATGCCTTCATATGCTGCAGAATAAATTCCTTCATATCCTTGAGAATATATTACATCCCCAACTGTTGTAACTTTATCATATACATTACCACAAAATGACCATGTACCAATTCCAGGAGCTGTATTACCTGTTACTAAACTATATTCACCAGCATTTGATATCAATAAATGTTTAATCCAATGCAAATGTATACCAGCATCATCTGCAGTATTTTGTAAAGTTGCAGAATGTCCATAGGCTTGAACAGTATTTGATTCTTTAGCTTGATTATTACCTTGATTATAAATTGGTAAGTATATTACCTCATCCGTTGCTGCACGTGGATAATTTCCTACAGCAATATAGTCAGCATTAGCACCAGTCCAATGTGTAACAGAATTTGAGGCTCTTGCTTCTGTATTAGCATTTGATAAAGATCTTGAAGTTGACCATCCTCTAACCGCTCCTGATTCTTTTCTATAAAGATGATATGCAACGTTTGCTGAACCTGACGATGTTATTACTGTATCTGTATACCATGTTTCATCATGCCAAGAACCAGTATCTGAATCTCCCACAGCAGTTCCAATATGATAAGAACCAACAGTATTTGATGCTGAAGTAAAATATGCATTACACCTAGCAATAACAGGGCCGGCCGCAATGTCTGCGTCTGACATTTCGTATACTTTATCGCCGTGAGATCCACCTGTATTAGCACCTAAAAATTCTACAGTGCTATCTAAATCATCAACATGTGTTGCATTTGATGCGCCGTTAAAAGGCTTTGTTCCAACACATTGTTCTAATGAATAATTAGTTATAGTTACATTATTTGCTACTGGATGATCGCCTACAACATCTGGGCTTCTATATCTTTCACCAACAGTTCCACATAAATCATAACCAGATGTATTAGAAGTACCAGCTAAAGGTCTTATATGACTTTTCCAATCATCATGTGTTGCAGTTCCTTTTGTATAGGATCCCCATCTATTAAAAACTTCTGGAACTATGGAATCATCAATTTGGTCGTTGGTCATTTGTCTAATACCCCAACCCATTACCTTTTCAAATGTAATACCTACGCTAGTTTGTCCTGTATAACTTGCTCCGGATGAATTTAAATATTTGTAAAATTCTGCAGTACCATCTTCTAAAGTTAATTCTGTACTGGCTCCCGTACTTGAAACAGATTGAACTTTAATCCATTGACCAACACCTAACATTCCATATTGTTGATGTCTAATAACAAGATAATCGCCGGCTGAAAATACATTATCATATACTCCAGCTCCCGGTGTAGATGTAATAGTTGTAATTTTACCAATATTAGCAGAAGCTCCGGAACCGGTTTCAGTTACTGACCCTATATATAATTTTCCACTTTCTGTTGCGGCTAATTCTGTGTTACTACCCAGTGGATAGATTCTCATTACCCTTCCGTCAGTAGCCATTACGCAACCCTCTTCCAAAATGTGTACGTTGCAGAACCTAATGATGATAGCACTGTTAAACCTGTATATTGATTACTATAAATTCCAGTATATTGATTACTATAAATTCCAACATAAAACATACTATAAAAACCTTCAAAACCTGATGAATAAATGCCTTCAAATCCTCCAGAATATATTCCTTGGTAACCTTGTGAATAAATGCCTTCATATTGATTTGAAAAAAAGCCGGCATATTGATTTGAATATTGTCCTGAATAAATTCCTGAATATACCCCAGAATAAATTCCTGAAAATGTACCGGAATAAATTCCTGAAAATGTACCTGAATATGTGCCAGTATATGCAGGACCTTCAGATGAAGCTCTAGGGTTTAATCCTTCTTCACTACCTGATCCATAGGTCATTATATAACTTCCTTCATAGTCACCACGATAATCACCCATAAATCCTGATCGATAAGAACCTACATATGGTCCCTGGTAACCACCTCCATAACCACCGGAATATCCTTGTGAATAGAATCCTTCATAACCTCGCGAATATATACCTGCAAACTGCCCTGAATATATACCAGTAAATTGTCCTGAATACATTCCTGTAAATTGTCCGGAATACAATCCCTCATATTGATTAGAATATATTCCTTCATAACCAGCTGAATATATTCCTTCGTATCCTTGAGAATATATTACATTACCTGTATCCGTTAAATAATCTACATAACTTCCTACTTGTGTCCAAGTACCTGTTCCTGGTGCTGATGAACCGGAAACCATTTCATAATGACCAATAGATTCAACATTAAATAGATAGTTTCTCCATTCTGCCGCTAACGATTTCATATCATTATCGGACAATTCCTGGACGCCATCATTACCTGTTCTATTATAAACAGGTCTTGAACCAGAAGTGGAGGTTGGCCCTGTTTTTCTCCATAACTTAAAATCAGTTGAACTATCTGTACCGGTTTGTCTATAAGTTTCTGTTAGAACATCACCACAATAAATCCATGTATCTGCATCGGGTGCAGCAGTACCAAAATAATAACCACCAACGGGATAGGTAGTTGTTTTCCAATGATTAGCAACTCTAGCTAAAATAGTAGTTTGTAATTCAGCAGTAGTCATTCGCTGCAACTTACCACCAGATGTAACCCACTTAGTGGGATAAATTACATTTGTAGTTCCAGCAGCGTTGGACTGCTCTTGTTGAATAGACCAGGAAGTTGTAGTGAAATTGCCAGCTGAAATAGGATGATCTCCTACATCATCATTTCGGAGTCTATTATCAAATCCGCCGGCGTTCCCAGAGTTGTTTGCATATGCAGTTACGTTACCTCGAACATTGTATGTTTGATTAGAGGCGAACTCCTGCAAAACAAGAGGAACTATCATATTGTCTATTTCTGCATCGGTCATTTGTTGAAGATCCGATCCAGAATTTATAACCTTTAACGGTGATGCCATTTGTTTTCATCGTCTTTATATTATGGTCCAAGTCTCGTTCCGGATGAATCATATATCCCAAAAGCTACCCATGAACTTTCTCCGGTTGCGCCTCCACTTTTTAAAATATAATTAGCGGCAGCGGTTCCACCTGCTGTTGTTTTGAATGCCCCATCATGGGTGAAAGCCCCATCATGGACAACTGCGGCATCGATATCTAAATCACCATCCATATTTATTGTACTTGTAAAATGGGCAGCGCCGTTACTCTTTAATCCATCAGAAACAACCCATCCTCCAACTGTACTATTATATAATACACTGTGTACAGTGGCACCAGGTATTATCATACCACCGCCGGTTGCTGAAGCATCTGTATGACATTTCGCGAAATCAAACGATCCGGACCCTGAATAACCTGTTAACGTAAATGTAGTGGTTGTCGGTACTGTAGCAACTGTATATATTGCTTCTGCTGTTAAACCAGAAGTTCCAGCATCAGTAATAAAGACTTTATCAGTGACCGATAATCCGTGTGTCTCAGTTGAATTATTTCTCTGGGAGGTAACTGTTCCAGAACTAGCATCTGATTGACTATAGATATTACTTGCTAATCCAAAGACCATTGTTTTATCTTCGGAAACCATAATAGTAGTATCGTTATATGTTCTGGTTCCTTGAACAACTAAATTACCGGTTACAATTACTGTATTAGAATCTAACGTCATAGATTCTGTTGCAAAGTTAACATAATCAGATACAGAAACGTTTGCCCAGGCTCCTCCTGTAACGTGCGTATTACCCTTTAAATTAGTCCTATTTGTGAAGTTTACGGTGCCGGTGACGTTAGCTGTACCCTCAACGTGTAACATCGCATCACCAAGAGTTGAGCCAGTTCCGATTGCTAGGTTACCTGATGTACCTAGATTCATTCGTTCGGTTGATTGCGTTGAAGAATTACCAGTAAAGAATCTAATTATATCTTCGTCACTTGCGTTGTCTGTAGTAATTTGTGTATCACCATCTTGATCTTCAGGATTTCCTCCGAATGGATAAAATAATGTTCCTGTATTACCTTCGAATCTTTCTAGTGTTGTATTCCATCTAATTGCACCTGTAGTACCTGCTCTTTCAGCGGAAGTGCCTGTTGGAATTAATATAGAGGCAGACGAGTTTGAACCTACAATACCACTAACGTGTACTGTTCCCCATCTCCATGTACTATTACCGAAATTCTTATCGGCATCGGTATAAGGTATCGTATCAGAATCAATTCTCGCAGTAATTGTTAAAGTATCTGCGTTCGTGTCACCAATATCGGTATTACCTTGTAAACTTGAAACTTTTGTTACAGTTAAGCCTGAATGTGTGAGTAAATCACCACCGATGACTGCTGACGACTTAATTCCTATACCACCATTTGAAGTAATTGCACCTGTTGTATTAGATGTTGAATTGGTAGTATTAGAAATGTGTAATACGTCTTTTCCACCCTGTGTTTGAGTGTACATCAATAGTTGATTTGTACGTGTTCTCCATAAATCAAACGTATCTGATAACGCTACATTAGCTGCCATCTTTATCCTTTTCTAAAACATTCATTAATAATTTTTCTATCTTATCCACAGTATTACTTAATCTATCAAGCTCTGCTCGATGCTCAGCTCTTTCTTTACGAGCGGCCTCAACAGCTAGCCGTTGTGATCTGTGTCTATTTAGGGCAGTTTTATCTGTGGCTAAAAGTGCCTTTGAGTGTATGTCCCTAACAAAACGAGGGTCTTCGGTTTGTATCTTATTCATCTAATGCTATTGCTCTTAAATCTTTCACTTTAGGAACTTTTAAAGTACTAGTAGAAGTTATACATAACTTAATTGAAAATGTTTTAAACTTCTTATAATTGGTTCCTGAATCATCAGTATAATCAATTGTATCATTTGGTGATTTAAATAAAAATTCTTTATAATCATCTTCATTTAAAGAATGTACAGAAGCAGCTGTTTCTTGTGATAATAGGATATAATCTCTATCATCAAATGCAGAGGAATCATCAGGACTTAAAACTTTTGCGTATGCATATATTTTAGCACTTTCTGGTTTATAAGCCTGAACGATAACTTTAATATCTTCTGCTTCAAAACCATCCTCAAGGTTAACTTTCCTTGTAATATATTTAGCATTGATTGGTCCACCTTGTGCATCTAATTCACTACTTACAACAACATTTGCGAAATTGGTTCCAGTATGTCCTGTATCTGATATTGTTATTGTTGGAGTTTCTGTATAACCCGAACCACCGTTAGTAACTGTTGCACCCGAAATTCCACCAGCTGAAAGTGTTAATGCAATTTCTGCACCTGTTCCATTTCCACCAGAAACTGTAGCTACTGCTGTAGATGTATAAGCTGCGCCAGCATTAATAATGTATATATTTGAATTTGCTAGAGCTGCATTATCAACATCATTTTCAACTGTAGTTAAACTAAATCTTGAAGTATCAATCAATGGTGAAACAAATTTTGAAGTAGATCTCATAGTAATATGTGTACTAAAACTATTTGCTGTATTAGACTGCATCATCATTCGTTCTTCAAGATTAACGTTTTTATCTTTCTCGGCTGTTACGTAATTCGTTGATGAATATCCACCAGATGTATTAGTAGTCTTAAATGCCATATTAATTGTTGTACTATCAAAATTCATTACTGATGTATTAAATTTATATGCATCTATATAAACATTAGATGTGGCCATATTTTGACTATGTGTATTAGACATCAAAATTATGTTGCCTTGATTTTGTGTTGTAAAATGACACCTATTAACTCTCATCATCAATGATTCACCTGGAGACATTTGTGGCATGCCCGCATTGGTTGGTAAATACATTGTTTCAATATTTGGTTGCTTAGGTATTCTAATATTAGGACTGATGGATGTATCAGTTAAAGGACTTAATCCTTGTATAGCTGTCCATAATTGATACTCAGAACTATTTGAAAGAACAACCAATGCATATTCATCACCTGTTAAATATACTGGTGCAGGAAATTCAAATGTTGTATAATGAGATGTATTTGAAGCATCCGGAGCAGTTACTATAGTATTAATTTCTTCTGGTCTTTTTACTGCTTCACTATGTGGAATAATAGTTCCTGAACTTGGATATCCATTAATCAGTGGTCTAATCTGAACCGTTATAGGTAATTGCGGCGTTGAACTATTAGCTGTTGCTTTTTGTCTAAACCACAAATCTACTGATTTAATAAAAGCCCCTTCAGGATAATTACTCTTATTAACAATAAATGTTTGAGCCATTGGATCCATCCACTGAGATGAACCTTCAATTCTACTAGTAGGACTTGTTATTACATTTTCATTAGTGACATCTTCTCTTCGTGAAACAGAGGGCCTAGTTGAAATCGAAGTTGGTTCTCTACCATCTACTAAACCTCTTACGGTGTAAGTACATTCTGCTGCCATAGTTGAATCTGGAACAGAATTTATTTCTTGATCAGTAACTCTTAATAATCTTTCACCTGATTTGTGAGCTCCTGCTGGTATAGAAAGAATACCTGCAAATTCACCGGCTTGATTAGTTGACATATAATCTGCTTGTCCTCTTGTAGGCACAGTTCTATTTGATATGACTCCGGAAACACCACTATTAGATGTAAGAATAGTTGTTGAACCTGGTGAAAAAGCTTGATCTAGATCAGCATTATCACCATTAAGATCTAATGCCTTAACTACTTTAATATACGCAGTTGCGGTTCCACCTGAAGTAGTTAATTGTGGAAGTATAATTTGCGCAACATTCGAACCCTCAGATATTGTTTCACCCAACATTAGATGTTTATCTGTATCAACACCATTAATTGTTAAGAAAGGCATTGGATAAACGTTTGCGGATACATTATCTCCATCAAAAAATACATATACATTTGTTGTTGGCTTTAATCCTCTTGCTACAAAATATATTCTATTATCATCTGGTGTATATTGAGAACCTAGCAAGTGTGCCTTCATCCAGAATGTCATAGAAATATCTGCTACTTTATTTCCTAATGATCGTTTAATTGAGTCTGGAATATTTTTTGAAGTTATACCTTTTCGTGTTTGTCCTTTGTTAATAAGATTTGCTTTTCTTATACCAATAGAAGTTGCACCGGCATCCTTAACACTTATTTCTGGTTCTGGGTTAATTTGTTCGCCATGCCAATTTTTAGTCCAATTATCCCATTGTGATCCATGTCCGGCACGATAATTTCCAAACTGCCAATTATCATTAACACCTTCAATATTAACTAATACCTCAGGTCGGAATTCAGTATCATACCATGTATCTGAATCAGGATATGTTTTAATACCACCAGTAAATTGAGCTAAACCAAATGGATTAACTCCTTTATAAGTACTTGCTAATGGTTGATTTACTAAATTAGCAGTTGTATAAGGTAATGTTATTAGTTCTTGTGCTGGATAATGCCATTGAACATTATTACTAGAACCTCCAATATCCGTCATTTGAAATGTATAGTTATCTGTCTTAAATGGAGGTCTTAATTCATTCTTTTCAATATCAATTGAACATCTATAATCATTGTTTATAACGTCACCTATTCCATGACCTTTAAAACCATCTACTAAAATACCATTTTTAAATCTATCACCGGCAGGATTAAAGAGTGAGTCTTGTGTTGATCCGCCAGAAATAGATGAAGCTGCAGCTTCTTTTTCTAACATTGATAATGCAGTATAATATTCTAAATTTTCAATCCTCTTTTCTAGTTTACCAATATCTCTCATTGTATAACGTCTATTATCAATATACTTTGTTTTAATATCTTGAGTATTAAAAGTATATGGAGGAATAGTTAATGTATACAATGTCATAGAATCGTCGTCATCCGGAGGAGCAACTGGTTCTAATGCAGGTACACCTTTAATTACATTAAACTTCCTATCTTTAGAAAGAGTTAATTTATCTTTCCGGCCCAAATAGTATTGAATATTAAATTGAAATGTATATTCAGGGTCTGGTGTTCCACCGGCAGATCCCAACTGTGAAGAAGGAATCGCTGCATTATTAGATGTCATATCATTTGTAGTATTAGAACCTTTATCATTATTAGCAGAATAACGTGTGGGTCTAAAATCTATACAATCTCTTAATTCAATTTCTTCACCTGTTGTAGGACTTGTATATTTTGGAACAGCAGAGAAATTAAATCCTTTTCTTTTAACACCTTGTAGGTCATAATGATATCCTGTATTTGAACTTACGTCGGCATATGATGTAATTGAAAAATATCCAGCAAGCGCATCTTGAATTGGTGGTGTTAAAGCAGGATTACTAAAATGATCACAAATTATTAATAGTTGTCCAGCAGGGGCTGGTTGACCAGGCTTTAATGTAATAGAAGCCCAATCATAATAATTATCTCGTTGTCCGTTATCTAAATCATATCTGGAAGTAGCGTCTACGGCAGTTGTTGATGCAGCATCTTTGAGTGCTGTTATCATCGGTTGACCTACCGGTTGAGCAGGGTCACCAGAATCAATTATATAAGCTATATTAACAACATCAGATATCATCAAGTTATCTTTTTTACCGGACTTTTTATTAGGCTCAGCAATATGAACTTGACCTTTAGAAATAGTTGTATTTGAAGCTATGACAGTTGTATTTCCAACCGTTAACGTTTTTGATCTTGGCGTTGCATTAGCTGTTCTAATAGTTGAAAGTACTTCTACTTGATATGCACCACTTTTTGTATTTAAATTTAATGTTGTTTGAGTAGGACTATCAATAGTTGCTGTTCTACCTGTAGATGCATCAAAATTTAATAACTGCCCTTCAGTTAATGCTTCTCCTGTTACATTATCAACCGGTGGGCTGGCGGCATTATCAATTGTTTTAACAGCTACTGAAAACAATTCTTTCGCAGTTGATGCGGACTGAGCGCCTGTTCCTATAAAAGCACCGGAAGCTGTCGATACAGTTGTCACACCTGCCATTGGTACAGAAATCGATTGAAATGTTTTATATGTATAAGTAACCCCATCAGGTATAGTTGCCAAAGGTGAAAATGGTAATTGATATAATAATGTATTTTTACTTACACCTGATAATTGGGCTATTCCTTCAGGATCATTATTAAATTTTGATAGTTTATCAATATCTGCAGATGTTGTTTTTACAACATAAGTTGTGTTTGCAGCAGTTAATTGATCTACAGCTGCATGCTTTACAATCAAACAACCTAAATCTTGAAATTTAAAAGAAATAGTAAATGTTGAATTTGATAATACTTTTTGTGATAAAGCAGTATTAGCTTTAATTATGTGTTGTGAACCTATAGCAATATATTCAGCAATCGAAACTGTATCACTTGAAACAGTAGAGCCGTTCGTGGTATTAACAGTTACCACTGCGCCCTTATATGCTCCATTTGCATATGATGTAATTCCTGCTGGGACACCAAGAGTTGTTAAATCATCACCTTCACCAGTTACTTCACCGGCGATAGTTTTATCTAAACGTATGTCATATATTCGAGATGAATATACTGAATGAAAGTGTGTAGTATTAGATGCAGTTAGATCTGCTTGTTCCCAATCAAACGATCTTATTCTCGCTGTTCCCATCTTCGTTTGATTGTATTTTGTTAACGCATTAGTATCATTTGACATAGCATTAACAGAAGCGGAAGGACAACAATGCAAATCCACCAATTCATGTTTGGATATATCGAAAGTACCTAAAACATTTTTAAGATACAAAGAATTGCCATAATCTGATGCAACAATATAATCTGATACATTTGCTGTATCACGACCTCTTTCTACATCAATATATTGTGTTGCAATATTTTCATATTCATAGCCTTTTACATAAGCTTTACCTGCTTCTAATCCGGCAGAGATTAAAGCAGTATTTCCATCTTTATGATTTCTTAATTGTATTCCAAATGGTCTTACAGTATATGAACCTGATTCATCAAATGTTCTTCTAGCTAATGTTTTTTCAAGTTCCCCATAAATTGGAAACTTGGTTTCTGAAACTTTAACACCAGATTCCATTCTAACTAATTCTATAAATTTTTCACCAGCATATTCTGTAAAAGTACTAGAAGTAGTTGTGACAGTTCCATCTGTAGCAGTAGTTGTTGTTGCTATATCTAAAGATGTTAAAGTCAATGCCATTTTAAATCTATCAGCACCCGGTGCCGCATAGTTAGCAGTACCTTGTGCATTATCTAAAATAGATGAATCATCATCTGTTTGAACAATAGATTCAGTAACTGTTAAACCAATTCTTTTTGTTGGTAAACCGCTATACTTATCTAAGGCAATAGTTTGCGCGGGGTTTAAAACAAAAAATCCACTTATATAAAAACACCCTTCTGTAATACTTGCGACAGATGCCGTATTCTGAGCATACTGCACTCCAGAGGCACCACTTAAACTAACAGTATTAGCTTGATATGGTGTTGTTTCTAAAGTAGAAATTGTTTCGCCATCTAAAAAATTTCCACCACCTAATTTAGAAAAAATTAAAGTAGGTTGATCTGATACAGTAAGAGCTTCTGCTCTAATAACTAAACCTTTGGCACCTGAGGAGCCGCCAGTAATAGTTTTACCTTCAAAAGAACTAACTGTTACAGTAGCACTATCAAAAGCCGATTCTAACTTTAAAGAATTAACTTGTGTATTGAGTGTTACATCTCCACCAAAAACTTTGCTGCCTTCTTTAAGGATATGATCACCGAACCTGGTAACTTGCTCTTGCAAGATGGTTTGCATCTGGGTAAGTTCCCTTGCCTGAACTGCGAAACCAGGTCTGAATAAGATCCTATGAAAGTTTTTATCTTTATCAAAATCATCATAGTATGGTGCAATGTTAAAATTTGTTTTTACGCCTGACACTTATTACCTTATTGTAAAATATTAGAAGTTAATTATTAACTTAACATCTTCGATTTGGTCACTAGCTCTTGAAATTGGTGATCTATTTTCAACATATAGAATATCACCAGTATATTGTTTCAAGTCAGGTCCTTCAATAGCACTTGTATTAGCGGTTGTTCCACCTCCAGAAACCGTCAACGCTTCGTTAGCTTGAAAAGAACCTGGTGTTCCATCCCATCCGTTTGAAGTATTTGAACCTTTTGTAACTTGAGACATTCTCAATTTACTTGTTCCTGAAGTCCAGTCAACTACTCTTCCTGTTGCACCTGATACTGAACCTGTTACTAATTGGTCTGATGAATATGCAGAACCTGAAAAAGATTGCACTGTAACTCTAAGTGCCTGGTCAGCCAATGAAATAGTTGCTGGTATAGCAAGATCATTATCATTAGTTGTATTAGCTGCGTTCGGATGTGAAATTAAACCAATTTTTCTAAAATCATTGGCTACTGTAAATTCTCCGGACTCATCATTTTCAAGTCTAACGTTAACCATAACGTTATATCCACCTAATTCTTCTGTGGCATCAAATCCATGACCGCCTTTTGGTTCGATAACAGCTTGAACTGTGGCATCATCTGTATTCCAAGAACTATTAGCTAAAACACTAACAGCTGCATTTGTATATCCAGAACCTGCGGCAATTGTTATAACATCAGTTAAACCAGAAGTATTAGTTCCGTTTGATCTACAATTTGCTCCGCTTCCATCACCTAATATTTGTAATCTAGGTGCAATTTGAAAACTATCACTTTGTGCGGCCGCAGATGAAACTGCTGGCGCGAAGGTAACTACTTTTGTAGTACCATTATAATCTGTAATAGTTCCACCTTGTCCTTCTGCATTTCCTGATGTAAAGAATATATCTGAACCGACATAAACATCATCAGCAGCACTTGCGGTACTATGAATACGTACGGAAGTAGTAGTATGTGAATATGCACTACCAAAACCGTTATCCAATGTGTTGGTTTCAAAAATTAAATATTCAGCTCCACCAACTGTTCCGTTAGCTGTTTTTCTATAGATATTGATAGCACCATCAACAGCTGCATTTTCAACAGCACGTTGTAAGGTGTTTTCCTGTGTGGCCGATGCCATAACAGTATTCTGATAACGTACTTGTTGTACAGGAATATAATTAGTGGTTACAAATTTCAAAGCCGATGCGGCCGAAATTGTGAACATATACTTCCACTTATATCCATCTGATCCAGGTGTAACAATAGTTGCTGCTTGACCTGTTGGTTTTGCAACACTTGTTCCACCAGTGTTATTGTTTGCTAAACACTTATATACATTATATTCATCTGTCATGACATAAAAGGTATTGGCAAGCATAGCATTTTGCGTATTATCATAAGCAAAATAAGATGTATTGTTAGCCCAATTATATCTAGGAATACAATGTGTCACATCAGTAGATACAACCTTTTTAGCTGCGATCATATCTTTCCAATGATTATAATAAGTATTTGATACTGAATCGGTGGGTGTAGGGGGTGTTGTGTCGTTGTCTGCTGCCGCGGCTCCTGCTACATTAGCCCAGTTCTGGACACCACCGATGAAAAGATACATATTAGATTCTAAGTATGTATCGCCCGCGACTGTGTTCGCAAATGTTGTCATTCCGGAATCTTCGTCAAAAGACTCTCGAAACTGCTTTGCATTGAACATTCTAAATTTATTTGTTACTAAAGCCGGCATTTCGATAACTCCAATCGTTATTAATTAATTACTCTAAAACTGCATGTTGAGCTGCGTGATCACTACGTCCTTCCGGGAAGTATTTATTCGCGCGCTCATGTACATTAAAACTACTTGTGGTATAATTACCTACAATATATTTAGCATCAAACCTACTATATATATTAATACGTTTATAGTCACTACCTGTATTTATAAGGTCTTCATATAAGAGATAATCATTCTCGATTTTTAATTTACCCATGGCAGATGTTGCATCAGTTGTACCATCTTCTACTAATACTTCATCACCATCTTCGAGAAGCATCCCATCTGCTTCTTCTAGTATAATATTTATATCATCAAATAATATGCTCTGCCCAGATTCAAGATTTTCTACTGGGTGATCATTCTGTGGCATAGTTAATTCTATACCAAGTCCTGCGTATTCTTCTATTGTGCTATCGCCTACTATATCATCTAAATGTGGAACTGTGGATACTCTACAATAAGTATTCCATGGCCAACTAGCTTTCGTTTTATCCCATGTAGGCGAATATGTTCCATGTGTCGGTATATCGCATGTCACTAATACCGTCTGTTCCGTACCTTGTTGTCCAGCAAGTGACTTTCCAATCTTATTAAGTGGATGGTTGCTATAAGCTACATTTAGCTTTATAGAAGCATCTCTATAATCAACATAAAGATCTGTATCTGTTGCCCATGTAAAGTTTGTGTCTGCACCTTGAAAGAATGCTGCCATCTCGTGAGTTTGATCTTTTGTTATTATTTCAGCCCAATCTCCTAGTAAACAATCCGCTTTTACTATACCAAGTAATGAGTGAACGCCATCTAATTGAGGTTTAGCCGTTCCATCTACTTCACAGAAAACTTTTTGTACCTTACCATTAGACATTAAACCTACTACATTTCCTTCTACTAAATTTTCATGTGCTTGATAAGTATATATCTCCCATCTAGGAAAAGATAAATTTAATGAATCCTTTGTGTCTGCTTTTCCTAATTTAATTCTATCAAGAGCATCTGCAGAAGTTATTGTAGGAGGAGTAGTTGTAACATATGCCTCTTCCTGAAGATTCGCAGAATTTGCACTATAATTAGGATAATATTCAGCACCAGGTACTAGATCCCAAACTTTTTCTTCTGTTGAATCAGTATCATGAACTTCAACAAATTCCCCAACAGCGCCATCTGATTGAACTATTCCTAATAATGAATGAACATAATTGATTCTTGGGAAACAAACATTCCCTGTTTGATATACCTGTTGTATTGTCCCATCCGTTCTTAATCCTACAACATGTCCAGCTTTAATATTTGCAACTGCGACTTCAAACTTATTATCAGTTCTTAATGGATTATTTAATCTCTTATCTTTTGGTCTAGCATATGACTGTCCATATTCATAAGTTGGATCTCTATAAATTCCGGAAGCAGTAGTATCTGGAGTATTAACACCCAGAGATTTTTTAACATGCATCCATTCAGAACCATTAACTACTATCTTCTCTTCTATTTTTACTGGGCCGCCCATATTTGAATGATTATGACAATAAGCCCATACTGTATCATTTTTACTCCAGCTACCAGAACCATCAACATGTGCTACATCAAAATCTGGAATTTTAAAATCAACATATGATCCACCACTTCCTGGTGTGCCAACTGCAGTATAAGGATATTGATTTGTTGCTTCTACATATCCTGCAGCATGTTTACCGTCAAGAAGATTTGCAAATCTTAATGGGTGTCCTAAATTAGTACTATCTTCTTGATTAAAACGATATGTTACACCCTTGATAAGTTTTCTTGACCATGCACTATCATTAATGTTTACGCCATCAAAAAGAAAATCAGTGCTTGAAACTGTTACCGCGATTAAACGATCTGCAGCATTTGGCCAATGTACAGTTTGTCTATCAATGGACATATTATCAAATGGTTGTATTTTTACCCTACTCTCATCTAATTTAACATATGTATCAACACTAGTTAAATTTGGTAATGACGCGGTTGCCATTCTTATAGGCAGTGTAGGCTCTTTCCAACTTATTACAGTTATAGTAGCATCACCGATTAATTCAACTTCTTCTTCACCATAACTTACATGAGTGGTAACTAATGGCATTGTTTCATTACCATCCGGTGAAGTATATTTTCCTAATATACCTATTTCTGGCCAATATTCAAATCCACCTTTACGTACTAGACTTGGATTACCGTCTCCACCTAGACCCCAGAAAGTTTCCGGTGGTCTTTGTGCGCCCGCATATGTCCCAGCTGCATTAGTCGAAGTTTGAGGGTTCCATCTATTTTCTGTATTATAGTGTGAATCCTTACCGTGTAGGGAAACTCCACCGCCGGCGCTATGTCCTGTACATTCATTTCCTTCATAGTGACCTGGAATAACATATTCTGCGATTACATTCGGATACCAAGGTGCAATTTTAGTACTTTCGTTCAAAGCATTAGTTTGATCATGTTCTATGAACCAATGTGTTATTTCTACTCTGCCGGCATCACTACTATTGTAAGGTGTAGCTACACCAAATTGCCCAGCTAAATTACCAGCATAATCTTTTTCATAGTCCCATCCGAGTCCATTTAACCAAGTAGTACTGTCTTGCCTTCCTAAGTGAAATGCAAAATGTTTATCATCTGTCGTTGCGCCAAAACCAATACATCTTGGATCTAAGAATTCAATATGATAATTATGAATAATACCCCAATCAAAATCAATTTGGCCATATTCACTATCAAACGGCATCATTGTTCTATTATAACCCATTCTCATATCTTTATCAATTGGGCCGTATTGTGTAACATATGCTGGTGTTCTATCAACGAACAATTCAAGCTTTTTATTAGTGACTGATTCTGCCTCAATGGACATACTAATCAAAAATTCAATACCTATCTCACCAAATACTGCCCATCCTGCTGGATGAACAAAAGACCTTACCATATCTCTAAAGGTACCAATCTGAATATCAGATCTCAAAACATATGAAAAATCTTGATAATAGTAAGAATCCTGTACCCTGATAATATCACTAATCATTCCTAATTTACTTTTAAACGTTCCAGGATAATTAGTTATAGTTGTACGGTTAGCTGTAAATGTCGCGTTGTTATCACCTGTTGGGGCCGTAACTGTAGGAACTGTAGTATAGTTTATACCTGCCTGTGCAATTGTAAGAGCTTTAATAGCTCCAGTTTTTAAAGCACCGGATTTTAATACAGCATTATTACCATAATTCTCAGTTGATTCAACTGATTGAACATTTGCACTTGCTAATACAGCTGTTCTAGCACCAACTAAAGATACAACAGTTTCTCCAGCAGTAAATTCCGATGGTTCCATAATCATAAATGATTCTGGTTCATCTGCTGTATTGAATCCTTCATATTCAAGCTTACCACGAGTTGTAACATCTATCATTTCAATTTTATCTACATGTAATGTATATGTTGTAGATGTATTCATTTTTATATACAAATATATCGCATGATAATTATTTGTAGGATCAACTGTAAATTTGCCTTCATAAGTATAAATTTGATCAGCATTATTAGTGCCTACTTGACTATACAAATCTACATTTGTTAATCCGCCTATTGCACCGTCGCTTACAAAGTTTACATCTGTTTTAGAATGTCCATATCTAAGAACAACACTAGATAAAACAGTACTAGCTCTAAAACTTATTCTTCCAATATATTCATTACCGGCATTTAATAAATTCTCATAGTCAGCACCTGTACTATTATTTAAACCCTTAAGTCCAACATATGTTTCCAATTGATCATTAACAGCAATCTTACCACTATATGATCCATATATTGTATTTGAAGATTCAATAGAAAGAGTATTATTACCAGTATCACCTGTTTGATTATCCCAAGTTTCATTTCCATTTGATGCTATAACAACAGCACCACCTACACCCTTAGTAGAAAAAGAATAAAGAGCAGAAGTATTATTCTCAAATGTTCCTAATCCGCTTAAAATAACACTTTCGTCTTCAAGAGAAAATGTTGTATCTACTTCTTTCACTTTCATTGAACTAGCAGTAGAATTCGCCGATGAATTAACATATGGCTGTACTACTTGAGCTTTTTTACCTGAAGTCTGTCCGATAACATATTCACCAAATCTATATTTCCCCTGAACATTTTCTGCAAAATTTAAATATGATAATTCAGCAGTATTTTTTCCAGTAATAGGATCTTCAAACTCATATGCCTTCTTTCCTAATATAGTTTGATTAGATGCTTCATAACTTGGGCCTTTTAAATAATCAATTCCAGTAGTTATAACCTGTACATTCGCAATTGCACCAAAAGAAGTATAGGTATATTTTGTTGCTCCGTAATAGCTATCAATAGAATAAGTATTATCTCCTAATTGATTTGTTTCATAATAACTTGCTGGTTTAATTGAAGCAATTTGAAACATTTGGGATTTCCCAGGAACTGCTGTAGCGTTTGCACTATAGTATAAATCACCATAACTATTTTCAACAAAGTTAGCCGCCGATTCACTCTCAATTACATAAACAAAACATGTAGTGTTTACTGATGGCCCAGCAATTGTTCCTTTAGTTCCTGTTTTAGAATCATATACATAATAGCCTGATTGAATATCATCTTCAAAATTCTTTGTATGAAAAAGAATATTATCACCAGCATCTGCTGAGCCATCTGTACTATCTATTAAAATTAATCCGTCACCTTCTTCAAGTAAAATATTAGCGCCGCCATCTTCAGTATCTTGATTTGTTACTTCAGCAACCCAAGTAGTTGAATTACTTGAACTAAAATGTGTATTAATATTTTCGGGATATCTTACATCGCCTGGATCATCAACAGAAAATGAAAATGCATTTAATGAAATAGCGGAAGCAGCTGAACCACCATTTGCAGTTGAAATAACTTTATCAATTGTTGAATTAGAATCTCTAAATGTTCCTGTTTCTAGAATTCCGCGAATAGCGCCAGTATGATTGGTGCCCAGTGTGCCGGCACTATCAACTATTAACATTTCACCGCCCATATATCCATTACCGCCATCATCTACAATAATCTCATCAATTGCGCCATTAGCGGTTGCGGATACACGTGCTGAAGCACCTTGTCCGGGACCTCCTTTTATTACTAATTCATCATTAACCTTATAACCTGTACCGGCGCTTACAATTGTAATATCACCAATAACAGCAATACAATCTCCTCTAGAAGAACCTGCCGGAAATGCCATTGCTTTCACAGCATCAGAAGAATCAGGACTATTCATAAGTTCCGAAAGCCCAGCTTCAGTATCAACAAATGCTTCAATCGTTGCTATTTTTTCGCCGGGTTGAAAATCAGAATAGATATCAAAACGAGCATCATACCCTTTAACATAATCTGTTAAATATAATTCTGTTACTGCGGTCGATCCTTCAATATATGCAATAGAATTATCAACAGTTGCTGTAGCTTGAGAATCTTGACCTTTAATAACTTTACTATTAAATTCATCTGGGTTTATAGCGGTACCGGTATATAATTTAACAGATTTTGCAGAACTCCAGGTACCATCGGAAGGTCTCAATAATCTTTCTTTTGG